CGGAATAACACACCGTTGTCGGCGCGTTGATTCACTTTAATCATCGCCTACGTTACCTATCACTAGGTCGATTGTTTGTCCTTTCAGGCAACCAACGCCTCTTCAAAGTTGAAGAGGAACGCTTCGTGTACGAACGGACGGAGAACGCTGTGTCGACGACAGAGTCGTCGACAGTAAGCGCCATACCGCTTCTGCGAGGTTTATATTTATCAAAACCCTCACCATGGGATGATCCGGAATTTGCATTTGAGAAGAATCTCAATAGCATCTTCCAGCCATCTATTTCATGTTGAATGAGTTTTGGCCTCACGTCCCAAACGTAGTACTCAAGTCTTTGCAGATCTTGATTACTACGTCGGCGCGAGGGCATATAGGCCTCCGGTACTGCAAGCAAGGCCGGACATGGAGGGAACTCTGTTCCAAACATGTCTGCCTGCGGAATTTCACCATATATTTCGGTGAGATGACGCACGATAAAATCGTGTGCATTGTAGTAACGTTTACTGTAACATGAGTTAGCGTAAGCTATCCATGAAACGTAAACGTCCGGGCAACGGGATGATGACCAGACTGTTCGAAAACGAACAGGAGTGACACATTCGCCTAAGTAGGCGTCCATGCCACACGACTCTCTAAAGAGTCCACTGATGCAGCTCTTGTCGCGATTGACCTTTAGGCCAAACGCCTCCAGCTGTTCGATTGCGTTCGCGGCTTGCGCCGTGGGTACAATCACATCATCTCCATACACGAGGACGCTCTCGCGAGCGTCTGTATCAGGCATAGCGGCAGTAAGGATAGCCCAAACACATAAAGCTAGCACAGGGAAGCATAATGCTGAACCCATAGGTGCGAACTTGTGAAGGGGTAACTCCTCACCGCCCGGTAATGCCGTCGATAACGTCCTACAATTCAAGAGCACATCAGAGATGTGTTCAGGGAAGAGTAGACGAACGAGACCAACAGTTACTCTATCACTGGCCTCAGCGAGGTCAAGGGTAGCATAACGACCGGTGGAAGAGCCCAAAAGGGCTCCACACTGGTTTGGTGATTGATCTGTGAAGTGGATATTATACATTGTTAATGCATGATGCTCCACATGGCGGACAATTGCCCTACCTAAACCTTGTTGTATCCATTGGAAAGCCAATGGTTCACAAGATATAAGTCTAGGGCCACGCGAGTCCTTCGGTACTAGAATAACTCTAGCCGATGATTCTTCTAGCTTGATTGAGTTTAACTCAGCAAGCGAGTCGCACACATGTCCCAGAGATGCAAAAAAGTATGCATCAAGGGGATATTGTGCGGCGAGCCGAGGTGATATAGTCTTCCATGTATATTTGTCCCAGAGTGTTGCTTTATCAGCAACAGCACCAGGACCATGTCTAGGCGATATCTCCATAGGATCGAACGAGCTAAACAGCCTCCAAAGGAGGCGGCGAGCTCGACGTGCAACCCGGAGGGAAACTAACTGGTCTTGGGTAAGATCAGTCGGCTTCCAACGTGGGTTCGATGCTAGACGCTCAGCAATTACGCTAAGCGAAGCATTAACCGTCGAGACTTCATCCTCAGTTTTTACAAACTTAGCGATGACGTCTTGTTCTAACGTTACGTCGTAAGGAACTTCGTACTTGTAAAAACAGTACAGAATTAACCTTAACGATTTAATACTTCGTACACAAGGAGTTGGAAGGATCCAACCGTCGTGTGAGAAGATGCATTGGAACAGTTCTCCGAGAAACCTCGGTAACTGACTATTAGGCAGCCTTTTAAAAGGCAGCTTGGTAGCGTCTAATGGTACTTCTCCGGATAGAGCTCTGTCAAGAGCTTTACCCAGACGTGCAAAGGTCTTCGTTAGAAGACCAATCCCTTCCCGTTCATAGCGAAGACTCATCTTTCGAAGAGTCAGACGCAATGAACGTGGTGTAAATACTTCACTGTGTAACAGTTGAACGTCACAGAGTAAAGCGGCGATGACTTTATATTCATCTAGGCTCTTCCGATAATTGACCATATGGTCGTTTTCCTAGAGCACGCTTTACACTAGTGATACTATACGAATACAACAGTACGAATGTGGGACTACTTGCAGCAATGACCCATAGATTAAGTCGTGAGACTTTCTCGTGGAGCAAAGGATTGCAAGTAGTCCCGAAAGGTCCCGATTCGTAACCTATCCGGCGTCGCCGGAATCAGCTACGAGGGGGGATTTGATTCGTCAAAGCCGTAGTCAGAACTGCTGCAGGAACTGTAACGGGTCCTTTTGGGACACCGAGATCGCCGTGTTCGATCGACATTTTGTCGAAAGAACAACCGGTGAATATCAGTAACGACAGCGAACAGACTAAGGCAACTGAGTAAAAGCTTACTAACGGTTTCATCTATGATGAATCTAAGTATACGAACCACAAGGTTCGGTCTACAAAGAGCCGTTAATAAGTGCTGACGCGCCGTTTCCAGTACAATCAAACAGAACAGTCGTTGCTGCACCAGTGGTGCTGCAAAACGACATAAGTTCTGCGAGAGCGTCCTTAGAAACGTCGTACGCGGAAAGATTCCCAATGGGAATCACCACGACCGAGTATGCAGAAGACGTGACAGGTGTCCCGTCAGTGCCCAAGATCGTCTTGTCCACTCGGACAAGCGACCTACGGACACGTTTACTGCCAGTGCCAGTCTCGGCATGTGATATCACAAGTCGATGTGGCAACGACGGAGTCTCAGTGATCTGAGCGAACTCCGTTGCTCGTTTATCAGTAGAGAGCCGAGTGAATTCAACTTCAGTCCCAGCTCTGTCTTTTACTTCGTTTGTATTTAGTGTATTTGTTAGCATGCGAAAACTCCTTAACCGGGAGTACGGTGTTAATAAACAACGCTATTAACAAGCGGTGAGCTGCTTAATGGACTACTTTAAGGTAGGCCAAGGCAGCGGCTAAGCTGGATTCTGTCCAGCTGAGCCCACTCGTCTTCAACGAGTCGTATAGTGATGGACTATCAGGCATCCGGACGTAAGTCTCGATGCGATGGTTCATCAACGGAGTCGGTCCAGTATTCATATCGGGAGTAGTGTGCCACACAGTTGTGGTGACATTCCTCGCAACATGAACCGACCAACTGTAACTTATTATACGGGTTCTTGGTTCCAACAACCTTTGAGTAAAGTTGCGATTGAGCCACTGGCCTACGCCAGCTACCCAATCAACAACAAAACTCCAAGGAATGGCATTCCAGATTATCTGAGGGTTAAAATTAACCCCGAGACTGTCTAGTAAGCCAAGCATGTCAGCGTTTGCACGCTGCCATTCGTTTAGCTCGTACGAGTAAACGAGAGTTGCATGGAACGATGGGTCATCATATTGAGACTTTCGCGAATAAACAGAATTGCCTTTAACACCCCAAGGGGCGTTAGAGACAGTAAAGTTATCGTCAGAGTCCTGATATGTGTCACGTAAAGCACGCCTATAATGGCGCCTATTTACTCGACCCTCGTCTTGAAGAAGATTCTGAACCTTCTTTTCGACGGTAAGACACGCAGTCCTTACGGACGCAATGTCTTTCAAGAGCGGCAGAATGTTAAACTGCGCTTGCAGATAACTATCGGCCGACATACCCAATAGGGCCCTGAGAGGTTTGGCAGTGGAACCACGAAAAGCTCTGAAAAGAGTTTTCCGTGCACTGTTAATCCTCTGTATCGTATGAGACAGAGTCGTAACATCCTTAAGCTCAAAAAGAGTATTAAGAAGCGACAACTCTGGCTTGATCCCAGGGAGCATAGCCGTAAGGCTATCCTCTATAAGGATCTTCAGATCGGCAGGCAGTATGACATCTGTCTTACCGGGTTCACGAACATACAACTGCTTAAGTCCATTAATTGGACTTAAGAAGGGACCCCATCCGTCAGCGAGCTGTGGAGTGGTAGCTAACATTAGGTCATAAAATTTAGACCTGCAGTCAGTTTTCCACTCTATGTAGCCAGTAGTGGCTGCACTAGTCCAGAACTCACCATCAAGGTTACCAGAATAGGGCGTGCGCAACACTTTAACGTGTTTGCACGGCTTTTCCTGGAAAGCCTTGGATGAGTCAGAGTCCATCCACTCGTACAGCTGTTCAAAGCCGTACTCTGTGTAAGGAAACTCATAGGTTGAAGTATTGCCTCGGCCAGTGCCGATTTGCTTACCAAACCTATCTGGATAGTATTGCGAACGCTCACGGATCATAATAAGTAAGGACGCATGAAGTATTCACGCATTAGGTGCACACCCACAAGGG